CTCAAATTTTTCTCCGCAAAAGATATTTGAGAATTAGTTCCCATCTTTTTACCAGAGTACAAAGATATTTATGACCTCCTGTCCACAAATTGCTGCTAAAAATGTCCTTGTATTCTGGTAAAAAGTGTTGGGAAAGTTCAATAAAGCTGCAAAGAAGTATGCTTAATGTTCATTAAATACAACGCAAACCAGCCGGAAGACGAACATCGGATTGCGTAATACGAGCAATTTCCGTTCTAACAGGCACAACATGGGATGAAACCTGCATCGAGATTTTCAACTGGGGCTTTATGTTGAAAGACATGCCCTCTGTAAACAATCTCTGGAGTTCATACCTACGAGCAAAAGGCTTTAAACGAGTTCATCTCCCAGATAATTGTCCAGACTGCTACACAATCCGCCACTTTTGCCACGACTTCCCAATTGGCAAGTACATGGTTGGAACCGAAACACATGTGGTAGCAATCATCGACGAACTTACAAAGTGAGGTATGTATGAATAATAGCCCATTATTCAATATTTTTAATCCTGGTCCTCAAGTTCAGACAGGTAATCCGCTGTTGAATTTTTTAGGTAACATGCCAAATGGACCGAATGGACAGACTTGAAAAGGAGTAGCACCCAAGGAAGAGATGTAATTTAATCTCCTCCTTTTAAGACTTTTTAAAGGAGTGAATGTACATTGTGCAAAATAAAGTTGCTGTCATCTAGTCTCCTTTCCTTAATCCGGTTCCAGGTTTTCTTTGTTACATTCACTCCTTTATTAAGTCTTATAAAACTAATGATAGGAGGTATGTTGTGGGGAAGCGGATAAAAGCGGAGTCAGCAAGGAGGCCAGCAACTCCTCCTGCAATTACTCCAGAGAATAGGGAAAACCAATTAATAGCACTTGCTTATGATTTGGTTGAGCAGCGGTTAAGAGATGGGACTGCTTCGTCATCCGAAACAACGGCAATACTAAAATTTGGTTCAACTAAAGCTCGAATGGAGAAACAAATGTTAGAGCAGCAAATGGAATTGGCAAAAGCTAAAACAGAATCTTTGAAATCGGCGAAGAAGATCGAAGAGTTGTATAGCGAAGCCATCGATGCGATGCGCCATTATCAAGGGTATAACACAAATGATGAAGACTAATTCGACTCGATTATATTCACAATTGGCAAAGCTTAAAACATTTGAAGAGAGATTCAATTATCTAAAATTAAACAATGTTGTTGCTGAAGATACATTTGGATTTGACAGGTATTTGAATCAAAAATTTTACAAATCAACAGAGTGGAAGGATCTTAGAAATTACATTATTTCAAGAGATTTAGGATGCGATTTAGGAGTTGATGGATATTACTTGGACAAAAGAGACATTGTAATTCATCATATGAATCCTATTTGCCCTGATGATTTTTATGAAAAAACGAAATTTTTAATGGATCCAGAGTATTTAGTTTGCTGCTCGCATAATACGCATAGAGCGATACATTATGGAAGCGAATTGAGTAAAAGAGAATTTGATGTTAGGGCACCCAATGATCAGTGCCCTTGGAAGTGAGGTGATAGAAGATGAGTGATAGTATTCTTTCTAGTACTAAATTGCAATTGGGACTGGAACCATCCGAAAACCACTTCGATGAAATGTTAATTGATTATATTAATGCTTCTCTTGCTGAGTTGCATCAGGTTGGGGTCAATGATGAGCCCTTTTTTATTTCAGGGGCAGAAGAGACATGGGATGATTTTGTGAAAGATCCATTTGTTGAGAATTTGTGCCGAACATATGTGAACAAAAGCGTCAAAGCAATGTTTGACCCGTCACCAAGTTCTGCGATGTCTCAAGCAACGCAAGAGATATGTAATCGTTTATTATTCAGAATTCACATTGCTGTTGATCCGGGAGAGTAATTATGGGTAGATATTACAACGATTGTTTAATTCATTCATACGACTACTCTGACTTTCCGGAGTATGAGTATGAAGAACAAACAGATGATTATGAAGTATTAAGTAGATACTGGGACGATGTAATTGAGCATGCCGGTATCAAAGGAATGAAATGGGGACAGAGACGCTATCAAAATGAAGATGGTAGTTATACTGAAGCCGGAATGATTAGAAGGTACGGTCACGGCCATCTAAGTGGTCCTCGACATTTTGGTTCGAGTCGATCTTCTTATAGGACAGGCGCTAGAAGTTCATCCCAAAGCGCCAAACGTAAGGGCCTGAGTACTGGTGCTAAAGTTGCTCTAGCTGCAGCAGGACTTGCAGCAGCTGGTGCCGCAGGATATGGAATTTATAGAAGAGGTCGAAGAGCAAATGACGCTCAGTCAGAAGGATGGAGCCAGGCGAAACTTGCTGAGTATCAGAGAAAGAATAAGGAAAGCAAGGACGAATTCGAAAGAGCGTATTCGGCATGGGATAAGTCCCGTAAGACACATGTAAGCGATGGATACCGTTATACCGATCAAGGAGACCTAAATCTTAAGCGTGCAATGGAAGACGCAAAACAGCGCAATGCGGTTGATGGCGGAAAGCTTATTGACTATCAGAGTAGGGATCCGGAAGCAGCAGCAAGAGCTCGTAGAGAGCATAAGGTCGGAGCCGCAATTAAAGACTTCGAAGCTGGCATTAATGATATTCGTCGGAATGGTCTCATCGATAAACGTAAACCGACTAAAGATTCTCTTCAGAAGAACTTCTCTGATGCCTTTAATACAGAGCGAAAAGGACCAGATCTTAATGCACTTAAGGACAACGTAAAGAATAAAGTTAATTCGTTGAAGAAAAGTAATTCCGATAAAGTTACTAAAGATTCTCTTCAGAAGAATTTTTCTAATGCATTCGATGCTCCAAAAGAGAAACCTAGAAAACCCGATAAAGTGACTGGTGATTCTTTGCAGAGAACATTCTCTAATGCATTTAATGCTCCTAAAAAGAAAGAAAAAGAATCTGGAAAGACTATTGATGGAAGTATTTTGACCAAAGAACAGCAAGCCGAAATTAATAAACAGATTGATAGATATAATGAGGCAGTTAGAGCATTTAATAATAGAAATAAAACTTCTAATTCGACCGCTGTTCAGACGCCAAAATCCAACTTGCAAATGGGACCCAAGATTCAGGAAGAGGTTAAGAAAGAAACTTCTACTCCTAAGCAGGAACCAAGAAGAGAAACAACTACACCTAGAATTTCTGATGAACAGTTTGAAGCATTTGATCGTATGATGTCTGACCCGAACTCCAATTTCTCCTTAGACGATTACACTCAGGAACTGCTTAGACGTAATCAGAAAACATTAAATTCTATTAGGAGATAATTTATGGCTAGATACTATAATGATGAACTTTACCATTTTGGTATTAAGGGCCAGAAGTGGGGCGTTAGAAGATTCGAGAACGAAGACGGGACATTAACTCCAGAAGGTAAAAAGAGATATGCCAAATATGGTGTATCTCTTAGTCCTGGGTTAGGATTTCGTAAAAAGAAACCTACAAGAGATGAGTTGCTCAAATCAACAAACGCAAAAGAAGTATATAAAAATCGAGACCAGTTGAGTGATCAGGAATTGCGGGATAGGGTTAATCGTATTCAGACTGAACAGCAGCTTAAGAAATTAACTCGTAATGAACAGAGCATTGGTGAACAGTTCATTTCAAAACTTGGAATGGCTGTTATGGGAATTGCCGTTGGCGCCACAGCAAAATATATTGTTGATCAGGGAAAAGATGTTATTAAACAAGTCCCAAATGTAGCAATTGATAGTTTGTTTGGCACATATGGCAGTCCTGGAGATGATTCTCTGAAACGGTATTTTGGAGATGCTTTCTAATACTGCAGTTCCAATATATTATGGTCGATTCAGAGATTCAGTTAGAAGAGGAGAAATACCAGTTTGCGAAACAATTTCTCTCGAGATGCATAGAATTGATGAATTGATTAAAAATCCTGGGGTTTATTACGATGATGAAGCTGTTGAAGGTTTTATTGATTATTGCGAAAACGAATTAACCCTTGCCGATGGATCACCAGTAAAACTGTTAGATACTTTCAAGTTATGGGCAGAACAGATATTTGGATGGTTTTACTATGTTGAGCAAAGTGTATTTGAACCTGGAGAAAATGGTGCTAAAGGACGATACGTTGTTAAAAGAACGAAGAAAAGACTTGTTAATAAACAGTATTTGATCATTTCAAGAGGCGCTGCTAAAACAATGTATGGATCATACATTCAGAATTTCTTCTTGAATGTAGATACGACAACTACACAGCAGATTACAACAGCGCCAACTATGAAACAAGCCGATCAATTAATGGCTCCCATTAGAACTTCTATAAAGAGGGCTAGAGGTCCTCTTTTTAAGTTCTTAACGGAAGGCTCTTTGCAGAGCACTTCTGCTATTTACAGGCCAAAACTGTTGTCAACAAAAGCTGGAATAGAGAATTCTCTAACCGGATCAGTTCTCGAAGTTCGTCCAATGAATATCGATAAGCTTCAGGGACTCGGCTGTAAAGTAGCAACGATTGACGAATGGCTTTCGGGGGACGTCAGAGAAGACGTTGTCGGCGCAATTGAGCAAGGAGCATCTAAAGTTAATGACTGGCTCATAGTTGCCACAAGTTCTGAAGGAACTGTTCGTAATGGCGTCGGCGATACAATCAAAATGGAATTAATGTCAATCCTTCGAGGAGAGTATAAGAATCCTCATGTGTCCATTTGGTATTACAGATTAGATGACATTAAGGAAGTTGCAGATCCGAACCTCTGGATTAAAGCAAATCCGAATCTTGGAAAGACCGTTTCTTATGAAACGTATCAATTAGATGTTGAGAAGGCTGAAAAATCCCCGTCTAATAGAAACGATATTCTTGCAAAACGGTTCGGTATTCCAATGGAGGGCTATACATACTTCTTTACTTATGAAGAAACACTTCCGCATAAAAGAAGAGATTATTGGGGAATGCCATGCTCCATGGGGGCCGATTTATCGCAAGGCGATGACTTCTGTGCATTCACCTTTTTATTTCCGCTTAAGAATGGATGTTTCGGAGTTAAGACAAGAAGCTATATTACAAGCTTGACTTTAAACCGTCTTCCTTCCGCTATGCGCCAGAAGTATGAGGAGTTCATGAAAGAAGGATCCCTAATTGTCTTTGATGGCGCCGTTTTGGATATGATGCAGGTTTATGAAGATGTTGAGCATCACATCGATGAGCGGGAATACGATGTTCTCAGTTTTGGATTTGACCCTTATAACGCTCGGGAATTTGTCGAAAGATGGCAAACAGAAAATGGCCCGTTTGGAATTGAAAAAGTAATTCAGGGCGCAAAAACAGAATCGGTTCCTCTTGGTGAAATTAAGAAACTTGCTGGTGAAAGAATGCTGTTCTTTGATGAGCAGCTTATGACTTTCGCTATGGGTAATGCGATTTCATTAGAGGACACAAATGGAAATAGAAAACTATACAAGAAACGTAGCGACCAAAAGATCGATAATGTTGCGGCTTTGATGGATGCCTACGTTGCTTACAAATTAAACAAGGAGGCATTCGAATGAGTAGATATTATAACGATGACGGATTCGATGAATTCGAAGTCGACGATGATGAACTTTACCATTTCGGAATTAAAGGCCAGAAGTGGGGACTTAGACGTTTCCAGAACGAAGATGGCACTTTAACTCCGGAAGGAAAAATGAGATATCTTAAGGGCGATAGTTCGGTTACAAAACGCGTTAAGAAAGACTGGAACAGCATGTCCGATAAAGAATTTGCTGCAAAATACAAAGCGTCTAAAAAGACATATTTAAAGCGAGTTCGTAAATATGGTGATCCTTATATGAATTCACCAATGGCAAAGATCGGAAAGAAACTTACTGCTAAAAAGAAGGGTCGACCGTATAGAGACAGTGATGCGCAGGAAGAGCTTGATCTTATCGCAAAAGATAAAGGCAAACTTGTAAAGTTTGATAAGAAAACCGCTGTTAAAACTCTTGCTGGTCTTGCTGTTACTGCTGCCGGAGCAGCTGCTATTTATAAGATGATGAATAAAAATGGACCCACTGGAGATTCTCTTCAGAAGAACTTCTCTGATGCATTTGATATTCCAGATCTTGCTAGTTCCAGGCTTGAGTACATGAGAAATGAAGCAAATAAGAAAGCAGAAGCAAATGGTGTTAGACCTGTCCAGTCTATGAGAGATGAAGATTCTCTTGCTAGAAATTTCTCGGATGCTTTTGACTTGCGCAAACCTGATAGGGTAACTCCTGATTCTCTTCAGAAGAATTTCTCAAATGCATTTAATCAGTCTAAAACAGCTCCTCGTAGACCAGATCGGGTAACTCCTGATTCCCTTCAGAAGAATTTCTCAAATGCTTTTAACCAGAATCGTTCAAGTGGTACTACCATTAATCAGAATCGTTCAAGTGGAACAACCATCAATCGCCATCATTCGACAGATCCGGTAACATCTTACTATAAGCAGACCCATAATAAAGTTAATAAGGTTATCTCCAAGGCCGATAAAGCTATCACTGATACCGACAAGTTTAATAAAGAATTTGCCGATTGGAAGAAAAAGAATTATAAAAATGAAGCAGAATATCGTAAAGATTATGAAGATAGAATGAAAAAAGGCAGAGAAGAGGCTCAGAAAAAATTCAATGATAGTATTGAAGCAGCAAGAGCCTCCGGTGTTCCTGAAAATAAGATCTTGAAGACAAAGAACGATATTGATAACTATTTCGGATTTGGACGGATGTCTCAAGAAGAGTTTGATCGCGGAATGTCTGACCCAGATTCACATCTTGTAATTGACAGTAATGGTCTTCGTTTCGAAAAGAAAAAGAAATAAGGAGGAGCATTAATGCCGTCTTTTGGAGAAAGGCTCCAGCACGCCTGGTCGGCCTTTATGAACAAAGATCCGACTCCTTCTTATAAAATGGATTATGGGATGATATCGTCCTATAGACCAGATCGTCCTCGGCTGATGCCGTCAAATGAACAATCCATCATCGCGTCCATTTCGACTCGAATCTCAATTGATGTTTCGGCAATTAATATTAAACACATTAAAACAGACTTCAATGGACGATTCATAGAAGAGATGGATTCGGATCTTAATGAATGCTTGACCTTAAGAGCTAATAAAGACCAGACGGCCAGAGCATTTGTGCAAGATATTGTAATGTCAATGCTTGACGAAGGCGTTGTCGCTATTGTTCCAACGCGAACCGATCTAAATCCGGTAACACACACATCATATAAAATAGGAGAGATGCGAACCGGAAAGATTACAGCTTGGGCACCAGATGATATTCGCGTTCGTCTATACAATGATGTTACAGGACGTAAAGAGGAAAAATGGTTCCCGAAACGAATGGTTGCGATTGTAGAAAATCCTCTTTATGCTGTCATGAATGAGCCTAATTCAACGTTAAAGAGACTTATTCGCAGTATGAATTATTTGGATCAGTTAAATGCTAGTAATAGCAGCGGAAAACTTGATCTGATTATTCAGTTACCTTATACCATTCGAACAGAAACAAAGAGAAACCAAGCAGAGCATCGCCGAAAAGATATTGAGATGCAACTTGCTGGATCTAAGTATGGTATCGCATATACTGACAGTACCGAAAAGATTACCCAGCTAAACCGGCCTCTAGATAACAATCTCCAGGCTCAGGTTAATGACCTAAAAGGAGAACTATACGGTCAGCTTGGTATTTCTGAAGAGATTTTAAAGGGAACCGCAAACGAGCAAGAGTTGCTCAATTATTACAACAGAACGGTCGAACCCATTTTATCCGCAATTGTCGATGAAATGAAATGCAAATTCTTGACTAAAACTGCTAGATCACAGCACCAGACAATAATGTTCTTTAGGGATCCATTTAAGCTGATTCCAATTAACAATATTGCTGACATTGCCGATAAGTTTACTCGTAATGAGATCCTCACTTCAAATGAAGTTCGAGGAATTATTGGTATGCGACCGTCTGATGATCCTCATGCTGATGAACTTCGTAATAAGAATATTAATCAGAATTCAGAACAAGTTGCCATGGAAGAGGAATCTTTTGAAAATCCTGAAAATATTCAAAATGAAAGTTTAGAAGACGAAGAGGATTATAGTCAGTATGTTTAACTGTTACATTCTAGAAGGAAGGTCCAACTAAAAATGAATGATTCATATGACTTTGGTGGTTGGGCCACACGAAATGATATTCGCTGTAGCGATGGTAGAACTATTCGTCGTAATGCGTTTATTGATAACGATGGCCAGACTGTACCGTTGGTATGGAACCACCTTCACAATAGTCCTGAAAATGTTTTAGGACATGCCCTTCTCGAAAATCGAGACAGTGGTGTTTATGCATATTGCACATTTAACAACACGGATGCGGGACGTAACGCCAAAGAACTTGTAAAGAATGGCGACGTTACCGCTCTTTCTATTTATGCTAATCAGCTTAAGCAGCAGGGAAAGAACGTGCTCCATGGTGCAATTAGAGAAGTCAGCCTTGTTCTTGCTGGAGCCAATAAAGGAGCATTTATCGACAATGTTTCTATCCAGCATAGCGATGGCGAATTTGATGAGCTTTCTGATGAAGCTCTGATTATGTTTGACATGGATGACTCTGATGAAGTCTACCATGCCGAATTCGGTTACGATGACGAGCCTGAAGACTATGTCCCCGAAGAAGATGATGAAAATTATGAAGAATACTTCGAGGAAAATGAAGACATTCGTCATGCGGATGAGGAGGATGCAGATATGCCGGATAGAACCGTAGAAGATGTTTATAACGATATGACCGATGAACAGAAACGAGTTGTTCAGTATATGGTCGGAGTTGCAAGAAATGGTGCTGATGAAGATGAGGAGGAAGATACCGAAATGAAGCATAATGTTTTCTATGACGATTACGAGGATGATGGGAACTACCTGTCTCACTCTGATGTGATGTCTCTTACTGCTGACGCGTTCAGAGATGTTAAGAACTATGGATCTCTTAGAGATTCTTTTATTGCTCATGCTGCTGAATATGGAATCGAAGATATTGATTACCTGTTCCCGGATGCTAAGACAATTACCAATACTCCGGAATTCATTAAGCGTGAGACAGAGTGGGTTGCTAAGGTAATTGGTAAGACACATCATACCCCGTTTAGCCGTATTAAGAGTGTATTTGCAGATATTACTGCAGAAGAAGCTCGTGCGAAGGGTTACATTAAAGGAACTCGTAAGAAGGAAGAAGTAATCTCCCTGCTTAAGCGTGTAACCGAACCGCAGACTGTTTATAAGAAACAGAAGTTTGACCGTGATGACATCATTGATATTACGGACTTCGATGCAATCCCTTGGATCAAGGGCGAAATGCGCATTATGCTCGATGAGGAAATTGCCCGTGCAATTCTCGTAGGCGATGGTCGTCTCCCTTCCGATGACGATAAGATCAAGGAAGATCGTATTCGTCCGATTGCAAAAGAAGACGCGCTGTTTGCAATCAAGAAGGTTGTTAGTGGCACGGCAATTGCTGACATTGCTAAGAACATGGTTGACGATGTTGTCATTGCAATGGATCAGTATCGTGGCTCCGGTAACCCGGATATGTTCATCCGTCAGGATGTCTATACCCGTATGCTGCTCCTTAAGGATACTCAGGGCTATCGTCTTTATAAGTCCCCGACAGAGCTTGCAACTGCAATGATGGTTAAGAGCCTTATCCCGGTTCCGAATGACATTATGGGTGGTATTTACGGTATCGTTATCAACCTTACTGACTACAATGTTGGTGCTGATAAGGGCGGAGCAGTTAACATGTTCGATGACTTCGACATTGACTACAACCAGATGAAGTATCTGATTGAAACTCGTTGCTCCGGTGCGCTTGTTAAGCCGTTCTCTGCAATTGTTCTCGGTGATTCTAGCTCTGTAACAGAGGAAGAATACAACATTAACGAGTTCAACCACAAGTACAACGGCAAGCCGCTTCCGACATCCGGAAACACTGGTGACTAATTCAAAATGGAAGTTGAGGACTAATTGATGAGTAAATTTTACGGTAAAATTGGATTCTCAACTCCCATGAAGGAAACTTCTCCAGGCGTATGGGAAGACAGTATCGTCGAAAAGAATTATTACGGCGATATGGTAAAGAAAACTCGTAAATGGACTTCTGGTGAGGGCCTTAACGATAATATCACAATTTCGAATACTCTTGAAATTGTTGCGGATGAATACATTGTTGAGAACCTCACCAATGTTCGTTATGTGGTATGGCTTGGCGTTAAATGGTCTGTCTCTGACGTGTCATTTGAATTCCCAAGAATGACACTATCTCTCGGAGGAGTATACAATGGTTGACAGATTAACAATTCACGAACGTCTTTGCAAAGTTCTTGGTACCAATCATGTATACTTTCAGCCGCCATCAAGCGTACAGCTAAGATACCCATGCATCTTATATTCGTTACACAGATATGAATTCGCACCAGCCGATAATACAAGATATTTAGAGCATGTTGCATACGATCTGATTGTAATTGACAAAAACCCAGATTCAAAAATTCCGATGAATTTGATCAAAGAATTCAGAACATGTAGTTTTGATAGAGCTTATCAAGCGGATAATTTGAATCATTTTGCATTAAGTCTAACTATTTAAGGAGGAACATTAAATGAAACTCACTTGGGATGAGACTGCTGAACACTTTTATGAAACTGGTGTTGACCGGACCGTTCTGTATCTCGTCGACAAAAATAATGCTTACACAAATGGTGTAGCATGGAATGGTGTTACTGCTATTACCGAATCCCCGTCTGGTGCGGATGAAACAAAGCTTTATGCTGACAACATTAAATACCTTTCTCTTCGTGCTGCTGAAGATTATGGTTCGACAATCGAAGCATACCAGTATCCTGAAGAATGGCAGCAGTGCGACGGTGGAGCAAGCATTGCAACTGGTGTTTATATTGGCCAGCAGGTTCGTCGTACATTTGGTCTGTCCTATCGTACTCTTATTGGTAATGATGTCCAGGGTAATGATTATGGATACAAGCTCCATCTTGTTTATGGTGCGACTGCATCCCCGTCTGATCGTCAGTATGAAACCGTAAATGATAGTCCGTCGGCTATCACAATGAGCTGGGAAGTATCTACTGTTCCTGTTCCTGTTACAGGTCATAAGCCGGCATCTCACGTTGAAATCGATTCAACAAAAGCAGATGCATCAAAACTTGCCGCGCTTGAAGATATTCTGTATGGAACTAATGGCACAGGTGGTTCTGAAGGAACGGTTGCTCGTCTCCCGCTTCCGGATGAAATTGCAACCCTCATGAGTAAATAATTTACTTTTTTAGGGGCTCTTACTTTAAGGGCCCCTCTTTTATTTTTTCGAATTAGGAGGTCATAAAAATGATTAAGAAGACAATTACATACACAGATTTATTCGGAGAAAAAAGAACAGAAGATTTTTATTTCGATCTTAGTAAAGCAGAGTTGATTGAATGGGAGATGTCCAAAGATGGCGGAATGGAGCGTTTCGTTCAGAGAGTTACAAGTAGTAACAGTATTCCGGAACTCTTTCCTATTTTCAAAGACTTTGTACTTCGCGCATACGGTGTAAAATCGGATGATGGCCGTCGATTCATCAAGAACGATGATGTACGCGCATCATTCGAGCAGTGTCCAGCATATTCTGAACTTGTAATGGAACTTATTACAGATACGGAGAAAGCTATTGCTTTTCTTAATGGGATCGCACCAAAAGATATTGCAGAGGCCGCAACCAAAGAACGTGAGAAGCTTCTTAGTGAGAATAAATCGTAATGTAAATGCCATTAAGATTGACAATACCTGCTCTAGAGTTTTGGGATTACGAGAAGCAAGAATTCGTGACTACCAAAGAAAAAACAATAACTCTAGAGCATTCTTTATATAGTGTATCAAAGTGGGAGTCAAAGCATCATAAACCTTTTATTAGCAAAGATCCAAAAACCGATGAAGAGGTTCGGGATTACATTCGATGCATGACAATCACACAAAATGTTGATCCGAACGTTTACTACGCGCTTGGCAAAGAAGAGATTTCAAAAATTAATGAATACATTAATGACTCTATGACTGCTACATGGTTTAGTAATAAACCAAAACCAAACCGATCGATAATAACATCAGAAATCATTTACTACCAAATGATTCAGGCAGGAGTACCATTTGAATGCGAAAAATGGCATCTTAATCGATTATTAACGTTATTAAGGGTTTGCGGAGAAAAGAGTCAACCTCCAAAAAAGATGTCGAAAAAAGCTATTTATGAACAGAATGCAGCTTTGAATCGGCAGCGTAGAAAAATGAAGAAATAATTCAAAATGGAAGAAACATATGGCTAATAAAGTAATTACCATCATCCATAAAGGGGATTTCGAAAAAACAAATACGTTTCTGACAAGAATGCAAAGTTGGGACGTTACTAAAATCCTAAGGAAATACGGAGAAAAAGGAGTTGAAGAGCTTAAAAACGCAACTCCGGTTGATACTGGAAAAACTGCAGACTCTTGGTATTACGATGTTCGTCATACTCTTCGCGGATATGAAATAAACTGGTATAACAGCAACATTAACGATGGAGTACCAATTGCTATTATTCTTCAGTATGGACATGGCACTGGTGGAGGAGGATATGTTAGAGGAACAGACTACATTAATCCTCCTCTTCAAGAGATATTTGAAAGTATTGCTGATGAGGCCTGGAAGGAGGTTACTGGATTATGGGCGTAAACATTGATGAAAAGATCGTATCAATGCGATTTGACAATAACCAATTCCTTAATGGCGTTTCGCAAACAATACAGGCAGTGGCTGCCCTTAAAAACTCATTAAGTTTTGCTGGGGTATCACAGGGCTTACAAGATATTGGATCCTCAATTAAAAACTGGTCATTCGATCCAATGATACAGGGAATCGATTCTCTCACAATGAAGTTCGGTTTTCTTGATACATTGACGATGAACATTTTTAATAGATTGTCAAATCAGCTACTTGACTTCACCACACGCATGGGTAAGATGGCCACCGGAATTGAAGGAATGGGCGATGGTTTTCAGAAATATGGAGAGAAGACAAGAGCTGTTCAAACAATTCTCACTGCTGTCAAGGACAAAGGTTATGATCTAGAAGATGTAAATGATATCTTGGATGATATGAACTGGTTCACAGATGAGACCAGTTATAGCTTTACCGAAATGACAAACACAATCGGTAAGTTCACCTCTGCTGGTGTTGATCTAAAAGATGCAAAGAATGCAGTACAGGGTATAGCATTGTGGGCTGCAGAATCGGGTCAGAATGCTCAAACAGCTTCCAGAGCAATGTACCAGCTGTCACAGGCATATGGTACTGGAACAATTAGATTGCAGGACTGGATGTCTATTGAACAGGCAAATATGTCAACCGCTAAAATTCAAAACCAGCTTATTGAAGAAGGCGGAGAAGCTGCGAAGGCTGCTATTGCCAAGTACGGAGGATTCCGAGATTCTTTGAGAGCCGGTTGGCTTACAACTGAAAAATTTACAGCTGTAATGCAAAAATACTCCGAGGGTATCTCTGAAGCAAACTGGGAAAACGGAGAGTTTACAAAAGGAGTTACCGAACTTTCGAAGGCAGCATTCGCCGCGGCACAGGAAGCAAGAACGTGGTCTGATGTTGTTGATGCATTGAAGGATGCCGTATCAACCGGATGGATGCATACCTGGGAGTACATATTCGGCAATAAAGATGAAGCTTCTGAATTATTTACAAATATTGCAAACGGTTTGATTGAAGTTTCCGATTATTTTACAGAACTGAGAAATACAGGACTCAAAACCTGGTACGATCTTGGCGGTAGAACAGACTTGGTTAATAGTTTATATTCTATCTGGGAAACACTCGGTAGAATTGCAAATACCACAGTTGAAGCTATTGGAAACGTAATCAATCCTACCAAAACTCTTGAGGAAAAAATGAAATCCCTTCTCGGGATGACCGAAGAAGGAGACAAGATAATTTCTGATATTAAATCGATCCAAAACCTCATGTCTTCTGGATTAATTCCGAAAGATGTTGGTATCGAACGAATCGAGGCCCTAGAAGCCAAACTAGATGAAATAGATAATGCTTCTGGGCTTTTTAATATTACAAATAAAATCAAAACCTTTGCCGAGGAAATGAAAAAGGCTTTTGACCCTCAGGAAGGTTCTGATTACTATGAGAATCTATCCATTGGTCTTACAAGATCTTTGGAACAGATGAAAAAAGCATACGCCTATCTTAAAACTCCAGAAGAATATGTGAGGCAGCGTGCGATTCTGGAAAAAGCATTGACGCATGTTGATGCGGGAAGTGATGCCGCAAAAAGACTTCAAGAACGTATTGATAAAACGAAAGAACTTGAGGCTAAATCCAGAGAAGCCGCTAGAAGTATCTCAGAGATGAGCGACAAGATACAGGCTGCCGATAAGCAAGCGGCTCAATCCAGACAAGCGGAAGCAAATTTGGAAATTATATCTTCCATTGTCTCCGGATTTGTTAGTGTTATTCACACGGTATGGAGTGCCGTTACTGGATTTATATCTGCGATTGTTCCATTAGCAAAACCTATTATTACAATAGCACAAGCTGTATTCCAGGTTCTTGGAGCTATTGGCGATTTTGTCACAGCATTAATGGGAGTGACGAATGAAGGAAATAGATTCTATAATATATTTTCTTCAATTGTTGAAAAGATTCTCCCACCATTTACGGCAATTTGTGAATTATTGAGCGAATGGTTATTAAAATTAAGAGACGGATTAGCAAAAGTAACAGACCAAGTTCTTTCTGGTGAAGGGCCGATCGCTGATTTTGTTCAAAAGGTTAGAACTAATCTGAACGATGCCGTTTCTTCTATTACAACTTTTGTCGAATCTGCAAAAACAAAAATTAATGAATTTATTGTAATGGCTCAACCGACAATTGAAAAAGCAATTGAATTCATTATGAACTTTGCAGAGAAGGTGAGAATTGGTGCTGAGATAGTATGGAGATATTTATCAAAATTCTTCTCAGATTTGTTCTCTGGGCAAATTACATTGCAAAGTGTAAAAGAAGGATTCGAATCATTCTTTAAATCTTTCCTTGATTATGCAGCTCCTCTCGGAACTGCCCTTAAGTCTATCTGGGAAGTAATTAGCGGATTTGCAAAATCCCTTGTTGGTGTATTTGTTGATGTTGATCCTCTTGAAGAAGGTGGATTCAAAATCCTCTCTATCGCTGAGATATTAGAGAGAGCCGGTAAACTAATCGGAACTGTTGCCGGAGGATTGATAAATGGACTTGTTGGGATATTTTCTGGCATTGGCGAAAGTGTAAAGAAAATAAATCTAAGAACAGTAACGAAGCTTATTAAGGGATTAGCATTTAGCGAAAGCGTTCTTAGTATTGCCGGGTTCCTTAGGCAACTGACTAGCACATTATCTGAAGTTAAAAACGTATTCGGATTTGTAACTGGTTTGTTTAAACCAAAAGAAATGGTTGACATTATCGGAATATTTAAGAGTATCGGAACGGCATTCTTGGCTCTTGCAGGTTCGCTGTTTATTGTCTCTTTAATTCCGACAGAAAAGTTGAACCCAGCAATTGGAGCCATTACAACTTTATTGCTTGAGATTATTGGGACATTCGCTCTTATTGCTATCATTGGTCAGAAAACGACGAATGGTTATGGCTATGAGCTTAACGGTCTTGGCGACATGTTTCTTCGATTGGCAGCAGCAATTGTCGTAATTGCCTTTGCAATCAAAATGATAGGTAATATTGGTGTTACCGAACTTGTGAAGGGACTTGCAGCTGTCGAAGTAATAATGTTTAGTCTTGCTGCCGTTGGCAAATGGCTTACTGGCGTTGCCGAGCATAATAATGGTGTTTCCATCGGAAAGCTTTCTATTGGTGCGAAAAAGACCGGTACAGAAATGATGTCTGGTGCTGGTGGATTTGTTATGATGGCGATTGCCATTAGAATTGTGGCCGGTGCGATTAAATCCATTGGCAAATTGGATGAGAAACAAATAGAGCAAGGAATAACGGGATTCGTCATTATTATTGGATCGTTGACCGCAGCCGAAACAATTCTTAGCAAATTTAATGCAAATGGATTAAATATGATAGGAATTGCTTTCTCCATGCAAATGCTTGGACTGGCTTTACTCGAAATGGCAGGAGTCATTGCCATTCTCGGAAGTCTTGATACCGATGTTGCAAACAATGGTCTTGGCAGTTTTGTATCGACGCTGACGGCTGTTGTTGTTGCGATGGCAGCTTTGGATCACTTTGTTAGCGGTCTTAATATTATTGGCATTTCCACCGGAATGATATTGCTTGGTGTAGCCATGGGTATATTTGCTGCCGAAATAGCAGTACTGGGTTCTATTGGAATCGAAAAAGTAATGATCGGTCTATTTGCACTGGCTGGCGCATTAACAATATTGGGAGTTGCCGGAGCAACAATGACTCCAGTATTGCCAACATTGATAGGTCTTGCAGTAGCTATAACTTTATTCAGCGCTGGCATATTGGCAACATCTGTTGGAATGAGCGTTTTCGCAGGGGCATTTATTTTATTGGCAGAGGCTATATCAAAGCATGCAGCAGACATGGTAAAAGGGTTAACAACTCTCGCTGCTGGTTTTATTTCAACGATGAAGATAATTCTAACCGGAATCATCTCATCATTGCCTTTAATTACTGAAGCTATGGCCGGATTTGCTGCCGCATTGATATCCGGGTTCTTGTTGGGACTTGCAAATTCCATAGAAGCTATTGTCGATGGTGGAATGAAATTGATATTAGCATTCCTTACCGGGATTGAAAACAATATCGAACAAATTGTTGTTACTGGTGGAATGATAATTGTTCATTGGCTTGAGGGAATGAACCAAATGCTTCCTTTAATCATTTCTGCAGGATTCGATCTAATAACCAACTTCATAAGTGGTATTGCATATGGAATAGCAGAAAACTCGCAGACAATTTACGATTCACTCGGCCTTCTTATAGATTCAATCAAGTTATTTGTGTTAACTGGATTGTATAGTCTTGTAGAAGATATTCCGTTTGTTGGAGAAGAAGTTAAGAAAAAGGTTGACGAGCTTCAGGCTAGTATTAATGAGAAAGTCGCAGCGTCTGATTTGTCTTCTAGTATTCCGGATATTCCAGGACAAGTTGCTAGCACAATTGAAAGTTCGTCTAGCAAGGAAACTTTGTCTTATGCTGGTCAGTCAATGGTCAGTACTCTCATGTCTGGCATGACCGATGGATATGGGTCATCTCTTATTGGTCAAACTGGAAATACAACAGTCAATACATGGGTATCAGGACTTACGTCAAGCGAAAGCAATACTGCTGTTACCGGTGCCGGTGTTGATCTTACAGATATGTTTTCAAAGAGTATTCTCGATCAGAAAGATTTAATTAAAACTTCTGGTGGAGATATTGCTCAAGCAGGAGCAGATGGCGCAGGAGAGTATGAGGACGATTTTGGAGACGTCGGTTACAATCTTGCGCTTGGTTTGTCTGGAGGGCTTGGTCGATCGGCATCCATTCAATCTGTTTGTGATGCAGCAAGAGCTCTTGTCAGATCGGCTATTGATTCTGCAAACGCTGAGGGAAAGATTAATTCCCCATCGAAAGAAACATATAAAACCGGAAAATGGTTGGTTCTAGGTGCTGTAGAAGGAATTAAGGGTTTCTCACACGTTTTGGAAAGCGCATCTGTCGGAATTAGCGACACGGTAATGCAGAACATGAGTACTGCGTTGACATCTATATACGATACGAATGAAAAACTCTCGAATGCTTACTCTGGCATTGGTGATTCTTCGATTTTTGGTGATGGTCTTGATCAGCCAATTATTCGGCCTATTCTTGATCTTTCTGATGTCGAAAAAGGAGCAGGGCAGCTCAGTTCATTGTTTGGATCTAAGAGGATCGATCTGTCAACAACATCCATTAACGCTGGAATGCTTTCTCTTCAGAATACATCTGGTGCTGGAAGACCTGTAACAATTCAGAATCTCACGGTCAATGGCACCGAGAACATGGACGTAAACGAGCTTTCCGATGCTGTCATCGACAAACTCAACAGACAAATCGCCTCCGAGAATTCTCGATGGGCGTACTAATTCAAAATGGGAGGTATTAACGTGAAATACAGAAATGCATTTTACTTTGATGGTAAATCGTCTATGGACTTCGGGTTATATATCTCCGGGGACCAGACATTTAACGGTCCTGAAAGAAACGTTTCAAAGGTCTCTATTCCTGGTCGGAGTGGAGACCTTATCATTTCAGACGGTAGTTTCAAGAATCACGACTACTCGTACGACTGTTTCCTAGCATTTGACCTTGATCACAAGGCTAGAGAATTACGATCCTGGCTCCTTTCGAAGGACGGCTATTGCAGACTCGAGGACGACTATCATCCAGAAGAGTTCAAGATGGCCGCCTTCAAAGGGCCTATCGATTTCGATGTGCATCTGCTTACTGCAGGGGAAACGACACTTACATTCGACTGCAAGCCTCAAAGATATTTGAAAACCGGCGAGATTAGTATCGAAATGAAGTCCAGTGATACCCAGATCAACGTCGTAAATCCAACCTATTTCGATTCAAAACCGATCATCCGTATTGGCGGAAACGGTAACGCGAAGATTACGATCGTTGATGAATCTGGAAACAGACAGGAGATTACAGTCTCAGAAGTCCACACAACTACTGACGATGTCGTGATCAACTCTGAGATCGAGCAGACATATTTAGAGAGCACTTACACGTTCTACAACAACTATCTGACTCTCTCAACACTTGCTTACCCGACTCTCTCTCCTGGTAAGAATACCATCACGAAAGAAGGAAACGTTTACATTAACATCATACCGAGGTGGTTCATGCTATGAATCCTATCCTATATGCTAAAGACACAACCGACTTCAGTACTATGGGCATTGGAGTCTTGTCTGACACCTTGAGCTGTGTGTGCACTCAAGATGCTGGGAGCTACGAACTGGAGATGGAGTACCCGATTGGAGGTATTCACTTCAGCGACATCCAGCACTCTTGCTTCCTTAAAGTTATTGTCCCGCCGATGATGAAGGAAAGCCCACAGCTCTTTTACATTGTGCATATTTCCAAACCGCTCAACCGTAGAGTAACGATTGTGGCTCATCACATTAGTTACAAACTCAGTTATATTCCGATCAAGCCGTTCACAGCGAGAACTGTTAGTGACCTGTTCCACATTCTCAAGACGAACGCTGTTGAGGAATTCCCGTTCACATTCCAGAGTGATAAGGGTGAAACGATCATCGATATGACTCGCGATTATCCCGTCACTGCAATGGAGTTACTTGGCGGATCTGAGGGTTCCCTCTTGGATCTTACAAGAGGCGAATTCCTTTGGGACAACTACAACATTACTTACAAAGACGATGTTGGAGAGGACAATGGTTACGAGCTTCGGTATGGAGTTAATGTCACAGACTTAAAACAAGAAGAAAACATATCTGAGACTATTACGGGAATTGTACCGTACTGGTTTAATGCGGGCTATAACGACGAACCGTCAACGCTCGTAACGCTTGACGAGTATGTGGTTTACACCGAAGGGCATGAGAACTTCCCGTTCAAGAGATCCGTTCCAGTAGACCTCTCGTCATATATTGAGGCGACTTACGATGACGACCATAATCTCATTCCTCCAACCCAGGAGCAGCTCAGGACTGCATGCCAGGAGTACATTCAGAAGAATGGGTTTGGCGTTCCAAAGGTTTCTATTGACGTGAGTTTCGAAAACCTTGCCCGATCCAGTGAATTCGCGTTCCTGAAATCGCTGAGTATGGTTAAGATCTACGACACTGTCACTGTGATCTTTCCGCTGCTCGGCATCACTAAGAAAGCAAAAGTCATTAAGACCACATACGATGTCCAGCAAGAGAAGTACATCTCGATCGAGATTGGCGACAAGCAGGAGAGTCTTTCGACTCGTATTGCAGACGTTCCGACTATGAGCGAGATCGACGCGCAAACTCATGACAAACTGGCGCAGTTTAGTAACGAGATTCAGCAGCGAATTGACACTGCCGCTAGCGAAACATCGCAGTCGATTCTGTTCGGTAAGGGCGGTTATGTAGTATTCGGACAGGATACTACGACAGATCCTCCTCACATAGACCGGATCCTGATCATGGATACCAAGAGTGAGCAGACCGCCACTAACATCATCCAATTGAATCAAAATGGCATTGGATTCTCGACTGATGGAGGGCAGACCTACAAACAGGCTTGGGGAATCAATGGTAAATTTAACACCGAATACATTTCCGGTGAGACTATTGAGTCCATTAACCTCAATTCGGCTAACATTCACGGTGGCTATATTGGCGGTGTAGTTATTGAAGCAGGCGATAGCATGATTTACAACTACACGAATACAAACGGTGTAAAGGGTGACGTTAGAGTTGGTTCTGGTACTATAACGACGCACTTAACTGCTAACGGTCCGATTACATATTACGGTCTTAAATTCTTAAGTACTAACCCTGGTTCCGGTTCTGGTATCAAAGATTGGACTGGCGATGGTATTCTGTTCGATTCACATAATTTTGTCGTGTCTTCGAAAGAACTCGCTATTGCAAGTCATCACGGCCTCTATCATGCAGGTATCACAACAGCTAACATGATGGATGGCGGAACAAGTCCTCATTTGATTATGCTGTGCCAGAGAGACGCGAATGCATCAGGAACTTCTAGCGATCTTGTTGGCAGAATTGACTGTGGACCAGGATACGTAGGAGTGGCTCTAAAGAACGGCAATGTAAATAGATCTATTTCTATGAATTACATTATTGCGGTTGAGGGTACTTCTACTGGAGGAAGATCTGGTACTTACTACATACCAGCAGCATCAAGTCTATAAAAAGGAGAACCAATGGACGATTTAACTAAAGCAATCGGAGAGTTCGAGACGACCGTTGTCCAGGCGATCAACAACTCGAAACTCCATCCGGCTGTAGTTGAGCTCGTATTGCTCGACATTCTTAACCAGGTTAAGGCAGCCAAGAACAATTTCAGTGGAGGCAATCAAAATGGCAGTACGTCTGAACCTAGTCCCACAGAGGGAGATAATTAACGTATCTTGCTCGGCAAGAGATAACATTCTTCGCAAGTGGGAATTCGAGCTGTTTAACGGCGATTCAAGATGGACCATCGATGCAGACTCTGTAAAGCTTGTTTGCAGAGGTCTAGAGTTTCCTGGAACCATTACGAACAATCAGGCCGTGATTGAAGCCACAACAGAACTTACGTCCGTACCAGGGCGTCATGATGCAAAACTATTATTCGAAAAAGGCCGTGAGAAGCTATATTCCGCGGCCTTCATTATTTGGGTGGAAGACTTATGATAGAGCAAACGTATAAAATAGATCTAATACCTCAGGGGTTTCAAACGGTTGTTCACGCTTCTCAGTATGACGTCGGATCTAGAAAGTTGACGTTTGAACTACAGAAGGACGGAGTAGCTTACGAACCTCCTGCACAGCTAGATGCTTCCATTTCTGGTAAGAAACCAGACAGACATATTTTCTACTATCCGATGGAGGTTAATGGTAATAAGGTTTCGATTGTTATCGAGCAGCAGATGACCATGATCTCCGGAGATGTGGAGTGCAAGATTGTCCTTACGAGTGCCGGTGAGCAGATTGCTACGGCCCGCTTTATTTTGGCGGTCGAGGGCACTCCGATTAATAATGCCGATATTAGCGAAAGCGATGTTCCGATCTTCGAAAACCTTGTTAACCAGGCACAGACTGCGGCAACCGAAGCTAAAGCAGCAGCAAGAGATGCGGAAAAAGCAGTGGCCAAAGTCACAGCGATTCCCGTTGCAAAAGTCAAGAGTATTTGGAACAGCACTTCGCCTGACTATGAATAAAAGGGGGTCCATTTTATGGCATATTTAGACGAAGCTGGGCTTGCCGCTCTTGTCGGTAAAGTTAAAGGGCAGATGGTCGAGCTCACGGCCGAAGAATACGCTCAGATTGACCCAGCAAAAAAGAATTACGACAACAAGTTATATTTCGTAAAAGATGAGGCATACGCATACCCAATTGATAACGAGCCAACCGCAAATAGTGATTTTCTTGTAAAGAGCGGAGGCGTTTACAACTGGACTTCCAAGATCGGATCCGGAGCACTGACCACAACTGCTAAGACGATTATTCCGGCGGTGAATGAGGTTAATGCAAAGGTTATTGGATTAAATAGCAATTCAACATATAATTGGACTTCGTATCTTTCATCGGATGAACAGGGGGGCTATGCTCTTGCTAATGCTATGGTAACGCATAACATTGTTGTTCTATCAATACGCACAAATTCAATAGTACACAATCAAGATAAAGTTATTATGACTATTCCGGAAGGATTTAGACCGATTGCGTACACTCATGCTATTGGAAAAGTTGGAACGCACGAAATATGCACAGTAAGTGTAACCACAAATGGACAAGTTAGTATTTGGTCAATGAATGCATCGCCTGATGCGGCTAGATTTGTCTGCCAAGTAGTGTATGTTTATCGTTAAATCAGCATCCAAATCTCTCAGAAAGGAGATCTTTTTATTATGTCCACAGTACTTATTAATAATGTCGGCTTCGAGCTTGACAACTATTTTCTCACAGACAATGGCATTATGCTCACAATGGCCAACACTTCGATCAATGCGATTGAATCCGCAGTACGGTCTGGTGACGGCAAGATCGAGATCGGAATGGATTTCGTAGGTTATGGCTACTCCAAGATCATCTCGATCAACAAGACATATTCTGACAGCAAAGAGCTCTACACTCTGAATCTGGTTCAGCCGACTCTCGAAGAGACAGTCGCTCGTCACACTGATGATATTTCTATCATCAACGGAGCTATTGAAGAGCTCGCCACAATTATTGGAGGTACGATGTAATGGTTAACTTCTATGTAAGACAGATCACCGTTTACCACACGATGACAATTGACCAGGTGCCCGCTAGATGGCGGGATGCTGTACGCAAGGCTATTGAGAGCCTTAAGTGAGGTAACTTATGGGAACCCTTTATAGAAATGGTGTCCCTTATATTGGCGGAGGTTCTGGTTCTGAAGAAGCAAGCCAGATTCACTACGACAACACCAAGAGCGGAATTCCGTCTACCTCAGTCCAGGGCGCTATAGATGAGTTAAATGATGATTTAACGTCATTAGATTCAACGACAATCGAGACCTTCGATGGAGCAACAGCGGTCAACGTAGCAAGTGGTAATCCTGCGACCGTATCTAATGCAACAAATGAAAATGCAGTAGGAGTAACCACAACGTTTGAACCTAGTCAAGACCTTCACGGTTATGACCATCCTTGGGCAGGGGGCGCAGGGAAGAACCTGATAAACGTCAATGACATTGTTGTTTTGTACTCCAATGGCCAATTCAAAAGCGTAACAATTAGTGATGACGGTACCGGTGTTATTATTGAGGGAATAAATGGCGCGGTTAACAATGCATTTGCCTATATAAAGATCTTTGAAATAAAAAGTGAGCATGTCGGAAAAACTTATACTATATCAGTTGGGGCAATATCAGATACACCTGCGTATCCTTTGAGTATTGGGATATGTGGTATAGACGGAACAGGACGCTCCAGAAAAGGCACGACTTACACAATATCACAAGAAGATGTTGATAAATGTTTAGTTTATGTTATATACACTAAAGCAGGCGACTTCGGAGCAGCAGTCACATATACAGAAGTACAATGTGAACTTGGTTCGTCTTATACTACCTTTGAACCCTACTCCAACATCTGCCCTATCACCGGAAGAACAAGCGTAGATGTTACGAGGACGGGGAAGAATAAAGCCCCGATGATGAAAAACGCTACAAGTATAACTAAAGGTATCACCGTTACAGTTGGTGACGATGGAGTGGTTACCGCAAACGGAACGAACACAGGAAGTGCAGGCGTTATCGGACAGTCTGAATTCGCAATGCTTAAGGCAGGGTCATATATCTTGAGCGGTTCGACAGCGGAGAACACTGGGGTTACTGTGCAAGCAATTAAAGATGTTGGTGACACTATTACCGCACTTGTCCGTGATTCAACGGGGAAAGGCAGTGAATTTACACTTGAAGAAGACGCACTTGTCGCTGTGCGTGGATATATCAGCGCAGGTGCAGATGTAAACGATTTGAAGTTGTACCCGATGATTCGTCTCGCATCAATATCTGATTCATCGTATGAGCCATATCAAGAGCAATATGTCACAGTAAATCTTGGTCAGACAGTCTACGGCGGTATTCTCGATGTAACGACCGGAAAACTTACGGTAAAAACCGCAAATATCGCAGCCTACAACGGCGAAACCATCGGTGAACCGTGGTGGTCAAGTTTGGATGAATATGTTCCCGGAACAGCCCCGACAACAGGAGCGCAGGTTGTCTATACGCTTGCAACACCGACAACCGTAAGCCTTACACCTGCACAGATTCAACTCCTCACGGGCACAAACGTCATCAGCACAAGCGCAGATGACCTTTTAGTCAGATATTATGTATCGGGAAAAAGTAATGTTGAAGGAAGTCTTACATATTTGTCTGACGAGATAGCGACATTGGATGCAGATAAAACTGACTATTTCAATATTGCGAATGACACAGATTTGAACACACTTCTGGCAAGTGGGGTTTACAGAAGTCCTAATACTACCGCACTAGTCGCTGCCCTTGCGAACTGCCCAGTAGGGACTCCGTTTACTATGTTGGTAACTGGTTCTGGAAAAACTACTCTCGGTTGCGTTCAAACAATTTTTACCGATAATTACATTTATGTTAGACGCGGCAATACTGGAGGCTTTCTACGTTGGGTTTTATTTGTGTCGGATGGGGTTGGCTTAACCGTACAATTTCCTTCAACCGGATGGACTACAACGGAAACTGTAAACGGCGCAACCTATTACACACAGACTGTCAGCGTTACGAGCGTGAGCGGAAATCCGATTGTAAGCATCGTTCCATTAAGTGGAACACTTCCCACAAGCGCAGAGCAGAAAGCATTTGATTCCGTTTCATACTTCACAGCAAACGATACAACCAATACTATCAAAGCGTATGCAGAAACTGCACCAAGCGACACGTTCGCAGTTGTTGTGAAGGGGGCAAGATAATATGGCTGAAAATCTTTGCGTGAAAATGGGAGGATCAGTTAAAAGCGGTGTTAAATTACTATATATGATAGACGCTTGTGTTACGGCTGACACATCTGGTGGTTCTACAGTTGGAACACATAATGACATTCGACACTTTGCTTTGGATCCATCGTATGTGTCCTTTTCACCAAACGCAAACGGTGCTTATTACGACACTGCTGGTTCTACGATTTTTTATACGAATATTTTAAAGAGTGCCAAAGTCAATCTGATTTTGCTTTGTACAAGTTCTGGTACGTCACATCCGTGTATTGTAAATCATATTCACAGTGGTACAACAACTACGTTATTCAATACTGATAGTGATGGTATGCACACCGTATCCAACGTTTCATTGGAAGCAGGCGATAAATTAACGTTTAAAATTCTTGGTCACAGCAATCAAAACTCTGTGCAAGGTCGTGCGCTTTTGGTTTATGCCGTATAATATCGGCATTTAATTCATCAGCATCACGGGCACTGTACGGTGCTTTTTTCAATTAGGAAAGGGAGGAAACAAAGATGAAGTACGCGGTCATCAAATGTTCAAATGAAGCATTTGCAATTGACTCCGAATGGTCAGACCTGATTCCGGCGAAGGTTCAGTTTCATAGCGTGTGCAAAACGTTGTGGAACTCTGCGGATGTAATCGCTGCAAAGGTCATGATTGTTGATGAGCAGTTAAATTGCATCGACAACTGCCGGGAGTTCATCTACCACGAAGTTGAACAGGAACAGGAGCCGGAGACAGACACAGAAGAGTAATGTGCGTGTCTCTTAAAAGGACATCTTTTTATGATCAATCTCTGTCTACCAATGAAGGTGATCAACGTCACCCAGCATTCAGGCGGGTCATATTCTCATCCGAATTACTGTCTGGATATGGCAGGCAGCGATACGGGAATTGACATCGCATACGCGCTAGGAAACTACTGGAAGTGCATCAGCGGTCCCTGGGGAAGTAATACATATTTCTTCACTGCAACCGACGCTGTAGGCCATCCGGTAAAAGTCCACTGCGCAGATAATGTAAATCGCATAGTCACGGTAGCGTTGACCCATGCGAATTTTTATTTTGTTAAACGCCCCGTCATTGGCAAGATCTATTCAAATGGCGAGGGTTTATACGAGGAAGGCACCTATGGAAAAGCGACGGGTAACCACATCCATTACGAGGTTGCTGAGGGATTACAGTATGGAAAGTACTACGACTCTTCCATGGGCGTCTATCGTATGAACAATGAATTAAAACCAGAATCTGTCTGTTATATTTGCGACTCATTCTCCACTGTGAGATCCACTGGAGGGGTGTCATTCAGGCATTGTCCTGGTATCTACTCGGAGGATATTTACATGGAAATGAAAACAGGTATGAACTGGTTCGAGTACGGTTCAATCCAGCTCACAGCATATTTAAAGCCTGACAATTACGAGTTCGGCCTTTTTAATGCTGACAAGCCAACAGTTCTCCCTAAGATCGACGATGACAGCGTGATGTTTATCGAGAAATGCGGTAACGACTTCTTCCAGATGAAGTCTGATCGGGCCGATCCTTACGGCCAAGTCTATGGTCCAAGAGTCTGCGTGAATGGGCCTATTGACCAGCCGTACAAGCAGGCAGATCAGTATCTCTATTACCGACTCGATAAAGACGGAACCGTAAGCTTCGGTGATTACGGAGGCACTTACATTGATCCGACATGGCTGAGACAGTCGGTTCAGATGGTCTGTTCTCCTCAGATGATATTCTGCAAGGACTGGCAGTATCCTAAGTACGCTCCAATGGCTGGTGGACCTGGAATCCTTACAGCACCGTACTATCAGGCATATTTCGGCAGGACCAAAGAAGGCAAGTTCTTCTCCGGTAAGACTCTTGGACGGCTCAGCGCTAAGGCAGTTTGGGCATATTTCAACGAGAATTTCGGAGTTATGGACATGGCGTTCATGGACGGAGGCAGTGTAGAGGGGAAACCAGGATCGGCTCAGCAGATGTACTGGGACGATAAGAAACAGGAAATGGTCTGGGTTGGCAAGACTGAGAACCGAGCAGTACGTGATATTCTCGGATTCTACAAGCCGATCAAGGAAGATGACGTGATTGTCGCTCCGACCCCAGAACCCGAACCGACAGTAACAGACGACAAGGACAAAAAGATTGAACAGCTTAACCTCGAAATCGAATTACTCAAGACCAAGCTCAAAAAGATTAAGGAGATCGTCAACGATGTCCTTTAAAACGGGTACAGTCCCGCTTGAGGAGTACGAGCAGGTCAAAGAGTTCAACAAAAAGCTATTACAAGAAAACACGGATTTAAAGATTCAAATCTCGTATCTTCAGAAGCAATTAGCAAAGTTAAGGGAGGCTAAGTTTTATGTCAATTGAGCAGATCATCCCTTGGATCATCTCATGCATCTCGATTGGCGTAGCTGTATATTTCGGCACAAGAACTCAGAGACGAGCAGACGAAGCTGAGGTTGAGAAAGAAAGTACAGTCACTGCGACAATGATGGTCAAACTCGAGACGATCGCAAGTGATATTAAAGAAATTAAGCAAGATAACAAAACAACACAGAGTGAAATGAAGGATTTTCGAGAACGCCTCGTGCTTACGGAACAGAGTGTGAAGTCTCTGCACAAACGTTTGGACGGGGTGGAAGGACGAATGAACGAGCTGCATCCCATGCATCCTATTAATTAAGGTTATATTTTATAGTATAGGGCTTTTCATTTTGTGGGATATTTTTGGGATAAAACGCGAAATAAACATCTCCTTTAATAGGAACAAAAATGTTCTGAAAGGAGATAATTATGGGCATCAGATATGAGGACATTGTGAAACTTCAGAAAGACAAATTGGAGGTTGAACGATTAAGATCCAAAGGTTTTACATACGTTGATATTATGGAAATGTTATCAACAGACAAAAAATCGTTGGAAGTACTTAAGAGAATTCCAATAATCTGTTAGCAAGAAGGACTCACAGTCCTTTTTTTTTATTTTTGGCTTATACGCGAGGCCTCGAGCTTTTTCGCACTCAAGAACCACATCTCAAACCTCCTTTCGATAGCATAGTTACTGTCAATATCGAGGCTTCGCGTTGGGCATATCCGCGAATTCATCACTCCCTGAAATAGAAGAGGAGATGAATTATGGAACAAAAAGATTTTGTAGATTTATTGAAACAAGAACTATCAGAAGTCGAGCAGGAGATGGTCGATAACGAACATGGAATTGAAGAAGAGGCAGCTCTTGCTGGACGATGGTATGAACTCGATAGATTAATCGAGATCTTTGAGGGAAGCAACTAAGCTTCTCTTTTTATTTTTAAGCCAATATACGGAGGAAAAGGTATGAATAACGAAAAAGTATTAGCTATCCTAAAACGGGCTGCCTGGACGTTTTTACAGGCCTTTCTGGCCATTTTAATCGCTAACATCACTTCTGGCATGGCATTTAGCGAGGTTAACTGGCAGCATATTTTTGACGTTGGCGTTGTTGCTGGCATTTTGTCAGTTGCTAAGAGTTGGTTTGTTGGTGTCCCGGAAGCTACTACGGACGGAACTCTCAATATTGATATTAAGAATCCTAACGTATGGCAGTTTGACTTTAACCAGGATCCGTCAACTTTCCATGACAAAAAACGCATCACCCTTAACGTAAATCTTACAGAATTGGATTCTAAAAAGGATTCTGAGAATAATGGGTAGATATTTTAATGATGAATTGTATCATCATGGTATCATCGGTCAGAAATGGGGTATAAGAAGATTCCAAAACGAAGATGGTAGTCTTACACCTGCTGGACGGAATAGATATTCGCAATTAAAAAAGAAAGACGGAACGTCTGTGCTTGCCCGAAAAAGCGAAAGAGGTGCTGAAAAAGCTTTTAAAAAGAAATACCCATCTAAAGAATTAGATGCAGAACATGGAAAAAAGATGGCTGCATTAAATTCGAGTAATTTAGGAAAGAAGATGGGATATTATGTAAAAAAGGGCGTAATTAAAAGCGATTTTTTAGAAGGAAATCCATACATAACAAGTATGGATAAAAACGAAAAAATCGATGCGGAAAAGACATATAAAAAATACCAAAAAGAAGTTTCAAAAATATTAAATGAAACTGCGGATAAAATGGTAGATGAATTACTAGAAAGTAATAATTACGAGATTACCGAAGAAGGTCGAAAGTATATTAATGAAAATTTGTTTACTGTTAAGGTGCTTAGAGAAGAAAGTAATCCTAGCACATTAGATGGCCTTGCGTATTATAAATATAGTTCAAGACGTTAAATATTATATTCCGCGAATCTAACATCTCCTTTAAATAGAAAAGGAGACTAGAAATATGATCACAGATGAAGCAATTGAAAATGAGATTCAAGCAGCGTGGGACGAATTAAAACATCGAGGTATTACGGAGGACGATTATACAGCAGGCGTTAACAACGTCGGAAAATTAGTTGATATTCGTACTCGTATGGATGAGTTTGAATTCAACCAGAAGCATCGTGAGGATCGAGAAGAACGCGAATGGTTCAAAGCAAAAACAGACAGAATCGAAGCGGAAGCTCGAATGCGCGATGCAGAAGGAAAAGTTGAAGCGGCAAAGTACGAGTGTCGGACGAAAGCTATTGGAACTGTTGGGAACATTGCAACAACAATGATAATTCTCTTGGTAGTAGCAGGAATCGATAAAGAAGGAAACTTCCCACAAAAGTATCTTTCAATTATTAGAGGTTTGAAACTCTAGGATCATTAAAAAGGCGCGAAAAAATCTCCGCCTTTTTATTTTTACGCGCGAAAATAACGTACCCTATTATAGGAGGATATTTAATATGAATATCGAAAATGCGTATTATGGAGCAAACTTGTTTTACATGACAGTAATTGTATTTGCAGTATTATTCACAGCAGTATACTTTACAGTTAAGACAGTTGCCACAGCAGTATTAAAGCGAATAGTTAAATGGATATTAAAGACTCAAAGAGAAAAGGCGCAGAACTAGCAACGCCTTTTTATTTTTACGCGCGAAATTTACATGCATTATTATGAGAAAAGATTAGTGTGGAGATTACCACTCAAATAGGATTAATGGTAGACCGCCAATGGCAACATTGGAGACGTCCGTTCGAAGCGGGCCAGTCTTTTCTTTTTATGTTTCCGCGAAATTAACATGCCCTATAATGACACAAAAGGAGGACATAATAATGTTACACAGAACAAATGGAAAGCGTGTCTACACAGATTATGAGGCAAAGTTTTACACAGCGTGGAAGCAGAAAATGTATTCCGAACAAAAGGCAAAAGGACCACAGGTTGAGAAGTATGAACCGGATCTGACGTCGATGAGATTTAAAAATGGAAAAATCGTAATCGACATGGTAAGAGTCGGATAAATACAGAACCCAATCTAGGGTTCTTTTCTTTTTCGCGAAAACTGCATTGCTTATTATAGAAAAGGAGACTTGAAAAATGGAGTTTACGAAAAAGTATTTTGGAACAACAGCATCACAGGTCATCATCACAGCGGACAATGATTTAGAGGCAGAAGGTATTGAACTGACGTTAAAGTATTGGTTCGGGATTAAAAGTGGATATATTAAATCATCCAAGAACGGTATTATTACGTACACAATTTACCCGACAGCAGCTACAAGAGCGTTGAGAGGATTTGACTGGGATATTCTACAAAACAGCGTAAAGGATTATGTAAACAGCCCAAGCAAAAAGGATCTTGGACAGGGTATCGCAACCCAAATTTAAAAGAAGCTATTAAATAATAGCTTCTTTTGTTTGCTCATAAAAGGAAAGGAGATAAATGAGTATGTTTGGTTTTTCAACAAGTTCTATCGAAAAGTTTCTGGCAGGAGGTAAGCGGACAAAGGATTGGTACAAGTATTTGTTTGAAGTCGTGAAGGCGAAGTATCTGGGAGGAAACCCGAGACAAGCGTACAGAAAGTATGAATTATATTGTGAGCTTATGCACGAGGATCTGTTCCCGTATGGACGCCTGATGGAACTGTACGACACGGTTATGGGAATCTATAAAGAGATTCGAGATTTCTGATATGGAATTATTCGAAGCATATAACAACTTTATATTTGAAGATCCAGATGGAGTTGTTGCTGGGAGAATTAAAAGAAATGTGGATAAAGGAAGCATTTGGAAATTCTTAGGCAATAACTCCAGTTTTGTATTCGTTGAATGTGTTAAGTCAAGTTACGTAGATTTGCATGGGGTGCAGATAGGGCTTGAAGTTAACACATTCAATAAGCATTTTACAAAGCTTAAGGCATAAAAGCAATTTGTGGATAGGAGGATATTTATGACTGACAAGCATTTATTAATAGTTGAGACTCACAGCCCTTACACAGAAAGAGCATACAAAGAAATTATCGAGTATGCTCTCGGATCTAACTATGAAGTAGAGACTCACAGCAGACCTTTCGAAAGTCACGAAGGCGAAAAGGATATTCGCAATTATACCAGATTCAAGATGATGGTCTCTCCTAGAGAGGAAGAGTACATCAAGAATCGAATTAGAACTTGGAATGATCCAAGATATTCAGCATACGGAGGAAAAGCCTAATGATAAAGAAAGACGGTAAAGAGATATATACATTCGTAGGTCTCATCAATCGAATGGATGCATGCCGGGATCGTAGTTATTGTTTCACAGAGAAGGATATTCCGGGAGAAGTGGAGTTTAGAGGAACTGTTTATCAACTTAATCGCCGTAAAGATGCCTACTATGTAAGGGATACGGGTGCCTCGCTCGCAATGGACGTTGCAAAAGCGTATGAAAATGATCTGTTCAAATACCTTACAGAACACGAGTTTATCGTTACTCCAAAGGATAAGATATTTCTCACATCAGAGGAACGCGAGTTCATTAGAATGTGTAATGCGGTTCTAAAAGGTGGAGTTGGGATTGAAAGTCTTTATATTTCAACCGACTTCTTTGACAAAATTATCACCATTAAGTTCAAGGACAGGAATCATTCAACCTTATTCATACCAGTTGGCCATGAAGCGTTTAAAGGTATTTCTGTTGAAACAGAGTATACTCTCAAGGATCTGAGGATCTATGAAGACGAGTAAATACAGTGACTATAACTGGATGCTTAGAATTGAGTATTCAGATAAGAGGTCCGAGCATCGTCTGTATAAAACGGAGAGCGGAGCATGCAAAGCCGGAAAAACAGCTATGCAAAAGTATGGCGCTCAGAAATGCAGGATATTTAAAGAGGTTGGGTCTGTTAGACAGCTCAGCCTCTTTGAAATTGAACCGGAATATTAAGGAGGAAAGCAAATGAACAAAGCACATCTGTACACTCTGTTTGTAAACACTATGGAGATCCGGTACAAGGTCGTCGATATTTGGAATGGCCACGTACGTAACGTGTCTCTTATGCCTGGAACAATTTATTCAGTAGGCGGTACATATCGAGTGTGGTTTGAAGAACGCAACGACGAGAAAGCCGAAGAGCTGTTTGAGATGATATTTGCTCAAAAGCTGGAGGCTGCACAGAACACATATTCAAAGTTCGTGAATGAGAGAACGTTTAAGGAGGAATTGGATGAAAAGAAAGGATAAGTACGATCTCAAGCGGTTATATTTGTCGGTCGATCATGACTACTCGCAAGGCGGAGTGGTGATTGAAACATCGATGTACTACAAGGACGACAAGAATCCTGTGTGGAAAGATTCGTTCAAGATAGACCCAGAGGACGTTTTATTTAAGTTTTACTGGACAGATACAGAAGAAATAATGCTCGAGACTTTATTGGAATGGCTCGAAGAGGAGGTAGAGGAATGAAAGTAACAAAGTACTATGCAATCGAAGTAGGTACCGGTGCAAAGTATATTCCGATTCCTGGCCGCAAGACAAAGATCCGGATCATTAATGATGATGGAAACTATACGGAATTCTGCGAAGACTGCAAAGTGTACATTGATGACGATGCAATAAGGAGGTAGAAGAATGAAGGTAACCAAGTGGTATTGCGATATGTGTGGGAAAGAGATCAAAGAATCTCCGGAAGCTAAGTTTATTCCGATCCGGAATAACAACGGCGGGCATGTAGATGTCCGGATCATGTATTTTAACGGATCCTGTATGGATTTCTGCGAAGACTGCAAGGGAACTATTGCAGTTCTGTTTGGAGGAGTGAACAATGACAGAAATTAATTACAGTAAGTGTTGTGTATACAGATTGCCGTGTGGAATCTGTACACGAACGAACAGTTATTGCCCTATTTCCAATGGAACAGTTGACGTGACATGGACACCAGAAAGCACAATCACGAGCTCGAACATAACTATAAATCCGGTTACAGAAAGGAAAGAAGAATGAGTGACTTAATCAGTAGAGATGAAGCGATAAAACGTGCAACCGCAGACCATGATTTCTACCGTGGTGCAACTTCGCCAACGGACAAAGCAAGACGGGATGAATTATTGAACGTTATGTGTTGGCTAAACGAATTATCATCCGCAGAACCGCATTGGATTCCGTGCAGTGAGCGGTTACCGGAAGTCAGACAATGGGTGCTGTGCCAATGCAGAGCAGGAATAATGGATGTACTGCGATTGACAGCGAACGGAAGGTGGTACAAAGGCTATCCGAGCGTAGAGTACATGGGTGGCTTTGTGGTCGCATGGATGCCGTTACCGAAACCGTATGAAGGCATTGGAGGCTGACCATGAGTGACTTAATCAGCAGACAGGATGCAATCCTTGCTTTACTTGAAAAAGGGCAACGGTCGAGAAGGTATAAACTTGGTGAAATTTGGGAACTGAACTTTGATGAAATACGTGAAGTATTAGCAACGATGTCATCCGCAGAACCGCAGTGGATTCCGGTCAGCGAGAGATTGCCAAGAAGGGGACAAAAAGTCCTTGTCTGCACAAAAGAAATAATTGCAATCGACAGTTTAGAACAGCTTGGGTGGCGAGTTTATAGGGACGATGTTATTGCGTGGATGCCGTTACCGAAACCATATGAAGGAGAGAAAGAATGAGTGACTATACAAGAGAAGTAGATGAACTGAGGGATCAGTTGAATCGCTGCCGTGATTATATTGCGGAGCTTGAAGCAAAATGCAGGGACTTGACAGAAAAATTGCATGAAGCAGAGCTTGCTATTGAGCATAACCGACACTTGGCTGATGAAGAGCAGCTCAGAGGCGCACTGAGATACCGTGACGGGGTTATACACGGTCTGAAATACGCGACGAGATGCAACGGAGTTAGCGGTGGCGAGGTAGATCAATGACAAGATTAACTGATAAGGACGAGCTTTACATGGATCTTGTGAAGATGCATGACTTCGGAAAATGGACCAACATACAGATGCCATATGGATGCGTTACTTGCCCGTTTAGTAGTCAACTGATTAACGGCAATGATGAATGCCCTGTACACAGTTGCTTGTTAAACTTTGAAGGAATATTTGAGCAAAAGGAAGGAGAAACCAGACATGGTTAACCACCCGCCTCATTACCAAAGCGAGTCTGGGATTGAAGTCATTGATATTATTGACGACTTTGTTGACGACCCGGCTTCGTACTACAAGGGCAACATTATTAAGTATATTCTGCGCTACGAGAAAAAAGGCGGGGTTGAAGATCTGGAAAAAGCTCGGTGGTATCTCAATCGTCTTATCGCATATGAGAGTGTGAAAGAATGATTGTAAAATGCTTTGAAAATGGTGGAGTCGGCGATTGCCCGATGTGCAAGTTTTGCCTTCCCAGAATCAACGATCCAACAATTAGTGGCTGTTCGATGCCGTTTGTCTGGGCGGGATATTTAGACATATCCGAAGCGGTAGTGGAGCATACAGTATTAACAAAACACGCAACGTCTCCGGATCCAACAGAACCGGAAAGACGTAGTAAGCGGCGTAAGAAGAAATATGACAATTTTAGCAAAGGAGAATAAATAATATGACAATCTTAACACTTGCGTTTTCTATGTTTCTTGGTTTCATCGGTGGATATTTCGCAGCTCGCATCGCAGTAGATCGGGCTATGTTCAGCAACAACAAGACAGTCAAGAGCATTTCTGAGTCTCAGTACGAGACGTCTCATGATATTATCGGTCTCCAGGGTCAGATCGAAGGACTCGATAAATCATTGCAGAACATGAATGCCGCACGTACGATCGACGGTGATGTTTGGAACAGTAACTTCAGTAATGTTAAAGAATTCATGAAGCAGCAGGTAGCTCTCAATGCCAAGGTGGATCAGGCGATAAGAGTGCTTCAGGCTTTCGGAACAAATCCGTATCAGAACGATGATGACGTTGTGGTCAAGATGTCAGCCGTCTCAAATGCTGATATTACAGAGGTAGAAGATGTTCATTGAAGTAAAAGGCTACACACCAGGGGCTGTCCTTAAGAGGACCCTTTATATTTCGGTAGACAAGATTAAGATGGTCTGTTCGAATAAGTATGAAAAAGTACCCGCACCTACTGGAAGGCAGCTTGGTCAGGAAGAGACGCTGATATATTTTGGCCACAACGACTTTCTTGTGATTGGAGAGCCCGTTGAACAAGTAATGGAGAAGATTAATGGAAACAATTGATAAGGAAGTATTTTTCATCCAGTATTGTCCTAAATGTAAGCATAAGGACGTACCGGAGACCGAGGATCCGTGCAATGAGTGTCTTACAGAACCCGTGAACGAGTATTCTCATAAGCCTGTGAGATTCGAGGGTAAAGAGAAATGAAAGAGGTCGCGATTTGTCTCGGATATTTTGTGATGATTATAGCGCCTTTTTTAATCGCTGTAGCTTTGTATAGTTTCTTCGATAATCTCAACACTTATGAATCTAGAACTGACTACGCTCACGATAGAATAGACGACCTTTTACAGGAGGTGGAAATCATTTCGAGAAGGGTTGACGCATTGGAGGGTTCTAAAGATGCCGGTAATTGACAGACCGGAAGGTGTTTCATTCGAAGTCTGGCATGACGGCGTCCTAATCGCGATTGTGTGCCCGAATCACTTACTCGCAAACAGTGCGGAAGACGTTACGGTGATATTTAACGATAAGGAGGAAAACAAAGCATGGATGAGTTAAAGGATTTTATAGACATTAGAATCGCTACACGATGCCCGATGTGCGGCAAACGATTCAAGAAGTTAACTATTGAGCTTAATGATAACGAACCGGTATGGATCAACAGCCAATGCGATTGTGGTTTGTCGCTTGAGATCGATGAGACGGATCACGACTACAGCGATCGAGGCGAAGCTTTAAATAAATGGAATAGAGTGGTGTCTAAATGACAGGAATCTTGGTTGCGCTGCTGGTGATTGTTACAGCAGCATTTTGCTTTCTACTCGGAATGATATACGGCGCAGCTCTGAAAGAAGAGGTTGAAGAGAAGAAGCTCAAAGAGCAAGCACTGGCACAGGAAATTAATTCCGAATTATTCAAAACATTGCATCGGAATAAAGCCTGGGATTGGAAGGAGAAAAGTAAATGAAAGATCTGGTAGCAAAACTAATGAATCATGGATTCACCGAACACCAAGCACAGATATTTCTTGGGGAATGCTACAACGAATTTGCAGTATTAGTTCTCAAGCGTTTTGGCGGAGAAGCAAACACTCAGTTCGTGAATGTGCCTAAAGATGAAAACGAAAAAGTTGTGCACTGACGACTTAGTTGGTGGATATTTTTACACAAGAGAAGACTATATAGAAATGGCCATCCTATCTATGTACAGTCTTATCGAAGAGTATGGTTTCGCTTCATTCAACAAATGGCTTAACTTGTTAGGACTAAAAGATATTCCAAATGGTAATAAACTCGGATGGAACAAGTATACTAGGCCGTTTAATGTCGTCTATGCAAACACAATTCTCCCGGATGGCAGGAATTGTTTAACAATTAGTCATAAAAGCCATCTGCCAGGATTCGATTACATTTGAATCTTGGTTCGCGAAAATAGCATTGCTTAAGATAGAACAGCAGATTCGAACTTCTGCTGTTTTATATTTCACGAAAGGAGATACATATGAGCTTCGGAGAATTAGTTCGAGCAGGCCTTCGTTCATTGAAGACCCAAGCTCCAGAGATCATGCTAGGTGGCGCCATTGTGTTGTATGGTGTTGCGATCTACGAGTCTGTACGTGAGACTCCTAGATATTTGCAAGAGCGTGATCGTGCGCAAATCGACAATGGAGGCCCGTTAGGGGCGAAAGAAGAGGTGGTAATGATCGTAAAGGTATACCGGATACCAATGGTCATTTATATTCTTGCCACTCTTAATGCAGTAGGTTCTTACAACATTCAGAACCACACCATCATGACCCTAACGACAGGTCTCAACACACTAGCGCTCGCATACAATTCCAAACGATCCGAATTTGAAGACTATAAGGATGCGGTGATTGGAAAACTTGGCGAGCACAAGGAGGACCAGATATCCAATGTAATTGCTCAGGACGCAGTGGACAATAGCATTAAAACTGGTGCGATGATCTACGAAACCGGTGACGGGGATGTGATATTTATGGACAAGTGGACAGGAATCATCTTCAAATCCTGCCAGAATGCAGTGGACAAAGCATTCTTAGTATTGGAAGAGGACCTTCGCAATGACGATTGGGTTCCGGTCGACAGACTGTATGATATTCTCTTCGAACACAACCGTAAATTCGCACCGAAAGTTGGAAGCAATAAGATATTAGGTTGGAGTTTAGAGGAGTGCGCAAAGCGCAGAAGATACGGGAACGTATTGATTGATCATAAGATTAGCAGTACGTATAGTCCGAATCTGCAGCAGGCGGTAACAGTATTGGATTACTCGCCTCAGGCGCCAACAAGTGATTGGTGGTATTGAAGTGGTGAGTGGTTCGGATATTCTGATCCACTCTTACCATTTTAATAAAGTCAACTTATTAGAAAAATGAAAGGAGATTAAAGTTGATTATGGCAGATGTAGTAGTAAAGGAAGCAGCTCAGGAGATCGTTAAGGAGGCTGCGCAGGAAGTGAGTACACAGGTTGTAAAGAAAGGAGTAATGGATCAGGCGGTGACAGTAATTAAGAACAATCGCCGCCTCATTATGTGGACGCTTGTATTCACAGGTATCGCAGTAGGCGGAGTATACCTGTATGAGCAGCATAATAAGCAGAAGGTGGAACCGGTTAATGCAGATCCTTCTCAGAAACCAGCAGACGAAGAGACAAATAAATAATTGAAATGACACAGAAATTTGAGGAAGGTGTCGAGTACAAAATTACAGCAGAGACTAAACGTGGCAAAAAAGTCACGTTTAGTTCCTGCTTTTTAATTGACGGAAAGTGGCACCGTAAATGGTTTTACGTTCCCGATAGCGGACGTCCAGAAGACAGGGGCACAGATCCGAATCAGGAATTAGGATGGGAATACATTCCTCTCTCGGATGATATTACTATCAAAACAATAGAGAAGGTAGGAAAGCCGAATGAATAGATTCTTAAATCTTTGCAGTTGGGTTTGCATTGCAGCAGTATCTTACAAGTATGGTTACGAACGAGGCGCAAATGATCTCATCATGGATATTGTTGAGTGGGTTGTTAGCGGTGATGCAGAAAAAGCGATGGCTAATCTTGCTGATAGTGTTGACGAAGATATTCGTAACGAAAAAGCAGAAGAATGCAAAACCGTTGACGCGAAATCACTCAATTAATGCGCGAGAATAACATCAACTATAATAGGACAGAACGTCCATAGAAAAGGAGACTAGATAATGATTTTTAATGTAATTCGTATCGGAGCAGGACTCGCAGGAAGCGGCGTTGCGGCTTATGGAAGCCACATGCTGTTCGAGGAGGTGTTTAAGAACGCTACGCATACCACTGTAGAAAAGGGTATTCGCTACGTTACTGAATGCGCTATCGCGGCAGCAGCTGGCAGAGAGGCATACAAGATGTGCAGCTTTGGCAGAGACCTGGAAGACGATGAAAAGATGATGGAAATCAGAATTCAGCAGAACTGGGACAATTTGAAAAATCGAAAGGCAGTTACACAGTAACAAAAGTAAGAGGTCAGAACATGGCCTCTTATTTTTCTGCGCGAAAGGAGATATTTGATTATGGCCAATCTTCCTAATGGGTACACAGATCCAAAAGAAGATAAGAAAATTGAAAAAGTTGTAGAAGACGACGTAATTAAGAAGCGTAAGTCTACAGGTGACAAGATATTGAGTACGTTTATCGCCCAGGATCTCAAAACCGTAGGACAGTCTATTCTGACAGAGATCATTGTCCCTGGCATTAAAGACGCAATCAGCAAAACTGTGTCTAACGGCATTGATATGCTGCTGTATGGTGAGGCAAGGACTCCGAGTAAGGGTAGTTATGGTGGAAGCTATGTGAGCTATGCATCGTATTACGATAAAGGTCGTAGGGACGATCGTAAACGAGATCACGTAGTTGACCGCAGAGATCTGGACGAAGATATTACCCTAACGCTCCAGGATGCTAAAAGGGTGTTACGTACGCTCGAAGATATTATTGACAAGTACGGTCAGGTATCTGTTGCCGACTATTACGACACTCTCGGTATCACATCGAACTTCACAGATTACAAATACGGATGGACAAGCGTTAGAAGCGCACGAATCGTACCAAAGGGCGGAAGATATATGATCGATCTGCCTGTAGCAACATTATTAGATTAAGGAAAGGATATTTATGGGATTTAAAGACACGTGCCGTAAAATTGCGGCGGAAGCAGTAAAGCACGAACCAGAGCTCCTGTTCTTCGGAGGAATGGTTCTTGTAATTGGCGGAACAATTCTTGTTGGTGTTCAGTCTGCAAAAGTCGAACAGGTTATTGAAGAGGACAAGAAAGTCATCGAGGATGTGCATACCAAGAAAGATAATTTGGATCAGAGAGAGTATGGCAAGGAACTCGTAAAGAGTTATAGCGGCCTTGGATGGACTCTCACAAAGCATTATGCTCTCCCGGTAGCAGTGGAAGCTATTGGTCTGTTCATGATGACAAAGGGATACAACGTCCTTGACGATAGATATATTACCGCAGCAGCGGCAGCAATCGCGTTGAAGATGGAGAATGATCGCCTGTATTCCAATATTGAGAGTGAACTTGGAACAGAGAAGGCACTTGATATTAAGCGTGGAGCTAAGGAAGTAGAAGTTGTCGAGGAGACAGCTAACGGAAAGACAAAGAAAAAGAAAGTAAAGGTCTATGACAAGAATAAGTTCTTTAACACCACAGAGCGAAGATATTCTGAGTCTGGCCATTACCACGAGATTGTATCAAGCGATTGCAATGCAATGAACGACAACATTAATGAACTGAAGATCTTCCAGACTTATGCGAACCAGTATCTGGCAGCATCAAAGACAGGTACTTGCACACTTAATGATATTTACAAGATCTTGGACTTCGAAGAAACTGCTTGGGGTGATGCGTTCATTTGGGACTATGATCCAGAGCATCCGGACGATCATATCAAGTTTGGAATTGATAATCTGTTAGATCCAGCGACAAGAGA